TCGACTAAATTTCCATCATCAGGATTTATTTGTATAGTTAGTTTTAATGCTGAAAATGGAAGAGATCACACAGAGACAATAAAATATACTGCAAACAACACAGGCACAGGCACATTGACTGGTGTTACTAGAGGTTCTGCAGCACCGTCTTATGGAAAGACTCCTGTATTAACAACGGCTAGACATCACAAAGTAGGTAATAAAGTATTTGGATCTAGAGAAATAACAGTGATAAATGAGAGCTTTGTCAACGATGCAGGCTCTACAGAAACATTTAGTAATAAATTTACTTTTGTGGTAAATTCTACTCCATCCAGCACACAAACAGGTGGTGGATATTTTGTATTTGGAGGACCGGTAAACGATAGAGCTTAATTATGTCAGGAATTAGTTATAACACTTTAGTATCACAAATTAGAAACTACACAGAAGTAGACTCTAATGTCTTAACTACGGATATTTTAGAAAACATTATTTTAAATGCACAACAAAGAATATTTTATGATGTGCCGATAGATGCAGATAGATTTGTACAAGAAGGCACTATGTCTGCAGGAAACAACTCTATAAATGCCCCAGCAGGAGCTTTGTTTATAAGAGGTATAGAAGTATTTAATTCTACAAGTGCTACAACTGGCCCTGGTCAGTGGTTAGAAAAGAAAGATCAAACGTACCTAGCTGAGTATGTTAATAGAACTACAGGACCTGAAGGTGGTGTAGATGGTAAAACAGTTACTGGATTACCAAAATATTACGCTATGTTTGGTGGTGCTACGGGTTTAAGTGATACTACATCTGGAGCTATGTATTTTGCTCCTACACCAGATCAAGCATACAAATTTAGAATATATTATAATAAAATGCCTGCTACTTTAGAGTCTAGCAACCAGACTAATTATATTAGTTTAAACTTTCCTCAAGGGCTTTTATATGCCTGTTTAGCTGAAACTTATGGCTTTTTAAAAGGCCCAACGGATATGTTGACATTATATGAGCAAAAGTATAAACAAGAGATACAAAAGTTTGCGGGAGCGCAAATAGGTAGACGTAGACGAGACGATTATACGGATGGAACAGTTAGAATCCCAGTCAAGTCACCGACACCATAAGAGGATAAAATATTATGGCAATAGAATCGGCAATATGTAATAGTTTTAAACAAGAAATTTTAGTAGAGGGTCACAACTTTACAGGTGGGACAGACTCATTTAAATTAGCTTTATTCACAAGTTC